GTCCGGTAGGAACATTTGTCGGTAAGGGTATTCGTAAACGTGGTGGAGCTGGTCCTGAGTTGGCTCCCCTGACACGCGAGCAGCCTGGGTCAATCCTAAGTCACTCGCCGGAAGAGCTTAAGATACCTTTCAGGCAGGAACCATTACCAGTTCAGCGACCGCTTCGTGAGATGTTTGAAGCCCGTGTGCTGCCTGGTACACCTGGCGAGGAAGCCGCTCAAGTATTCAGTACGCATTCAGGCAGAGCTAGAGCAAGTAATATGCTGCCAGAGGAAACCTTGCAAAGAGGAGGCAAGGAACTAGAGGAACTGCTTCCAGAAAATGAAATAATACCATCTAGTGGACCTGGGTCTGAATATTGGAGTAAAATTGCGAAAAATGTAGGAGCCACTCTTCAGAGGGTTAAAACACAGAAGGGTATCTTGGAAGCAGCCAAGGAAATAGATAGAAAAGCAGTTTACAGTCCATTGGACGCAGTCTTTACTAGCGGTTGGAATCTAAACCGAAAACTAGGTCAGACCTTCGACAAAAAGGTTCTTGGGGATTGGATGGAGCAACTCAATCGTATAGCTAAATTTGCAGGAAAATCTACGGATGATGCAACATGGAAGGTAGAATATGAATCAGCAGTTGGCGCTGGCTTAAAAGATCTCAAGGGTATCGTCAAAATTATAAAGAAAGATGCCGGTCATTTGTTGAGTCCAAGAGGTCAGACACAGACCTTCGGTCTTGATAATAAAGGTGCTACAAGGTTGGTAACCGAGTTGGTAGCAGACTTGCAAGCCGGTCGTGCCCCTAGCTTGCACAGTATGCAGATCTTCAGGAATACACTTCGTGAATTAGCTGACCAAGGAGATAGAAAAGCGGTCGAATTTGTTACAAAAGTAGAAAATATTATGGAGGATCTTTATCCAGGCTTGACTCATGCTGATGACATCTTTCGACAGGCGGTTACAAGACTTGATGCACATGAGTATGGACTTCCAGGGTCATTCAGAAAAATCACATTCAAGGAATCTCCTATACCAAGATCTGAATTGAAAATTGGTGGTGATGCCACACAGTTAAGTAAGGCGGTAGACTTTGTTGAAGCACAGGGTAGGTCGTCTGCTGAAAAGACTATACTTAGAAATAATTTTCTTGACACTTTATTCCAAAGTGAGATCGAATCGCCACTTATTCACGGAAGAGAAGCAGGCGAAAAAGCTGCTACGGAATTATATGATCAACTCCATACTGGTGCCGGTAGAGCGTGGCTTAGACAATTCTTCGACCAGAGCGATGAAGGGCTACAGGCATATAACCGGACAATAAAGGATCTCGATAAACTTCTTCCTGTACGCATAAGAAAACCCCATATACTTGGGCAAAATATGGCTGAGTGGTCACAGGCGTTTAAGACACTTTTCAAATTTGGTATTGGAACCGCAATCCTTAAAAAAACAGGACTCTTTGATATGTTTGGTGGTGGATCGGGTGGGGCAGACCAATTCTCAGGTCGATAGGTCGATTCGCTAGTATGATCGCACAGCTTCTGAGTGATGAAAAAGGTAAGTTGTCTGCAGCACGGGCACTCCTTGTAGGCTCACTGTTGTTCACTGGTGCATTAATCCTTTTCGATATCGTACTATGGGGTAATGTAAGCAATGCTATCTACGCACTACTTGGTACGATATTTACCGGCTTGCTCGCGTGGGCTGCTGGTCCCAGGATTGCACAGTATCTGTTACCACAGATCGGTGCAGTAGCACAGGGTATCGGTGCTTCCCTTACCAAAGATCCACGCAGACCTGATCTCTTGGACAACGACTCAAGATTCCAAGAGCATGACGAGAAGTGATTGGAATGAGATCTGTGGAGCGGAGCTATCTGCGCTAGGTATCCAGAACTTCTCACCACTGGAAATCTGTGATGTAGGACGCACGGCAAAGGGCGTTGAGTTGTCTGCTCCGACCTTCGACCTTCTAGGAAACGCTGTTAAGCTAATAGACGTACTGCAATGGTTGAGAGATTATGAGATACCAACTCCTATACTCGTCAATTCCTGGTATAGAGATCCCGATTATAATTATGCAATCGGTGGTGTACTGCGTTCTATGCATATGACTTGTGGAGCTGCAGATATCGTGAAGGTGGGATATAAACCTTATCAGGTGGCTGCAATGCTGGAAGCACATCCTTTGAGCAATCAGTTTGGTATCGGCAATTATCAGACATTTACTCATATCGATATACGGGGCATGATAGGTAGGAGCGCACCGGCTAGATGGTAACAATACCTAATTGGGCATGGACAGTTGTATTCGTTGCCGTTATCGGACTAATCGGCACTATCGCCCAACAGAGTATGCAAGCTGCGTACTACCGTGGTGTAGCCGACGACACGGAACAAAGAATAGAAATTCAGGAGATTGTTCTTGATTCCGTGGTACATCGGGCAGACTCACTCACCCTCGCACTCGAGGTCGCTGATTCAGCCGCATTAGAACAAGAGCGAATAAACGAGCGTGAGGTCGCTAGGCTTACCAGAGAGCGTAGAGAAGCTCGAGATCGTTCTCAGGCGATTTCTGAGCGTCTGAGGGCATCTCTGGACTCGATACAAGCCTTGGAGTTCGACCGAGTCGTTATTGGTTATGAAATGCAGATTACAAAATTAGATTCTATTATTGTGATTGAGCGTGAAACGCGATTAGCGGAAGCGTTAAGAGCAGACCAGGCGAGTGAACTCGTCCTCAGTCTTCGAGAGGTTCAAGGAGAACTCGGGATCAAGAGCTTTATGCTCGAGGCACAGGTCGCTGCGCTGAAGGCTTCCATGAAACCTAGTCTTGGACTAAGGCTCAAGGCTGATTGGTGGCTCGCGGTTGTAGGCTTGGCAGGGGGATACGTTCTCTGGGGTACTAAATAATGTCCCATATCATCGCAGTGTGTGGTGATCTGCACTGCGGTTCGACCGTCGGACTTTGTCCACCTGAAGGACTCGAGCTTGATGATGGCGGTATGTATGAACCATCGGATGCCCAGAACTGGCTATGGCACTGTTGGGAGTCTGCCTGGAAACAGGCCAAGAAGATTATTGGAAAGAAGAAATTTACCTTAGTCATCAATGGTGATGCTATTGATGGTGACCATCACCGAACAGCCCAGATAGCGAGTCCATTAACGGGACTCCATGTGCATTGTGCGTTGGAGTCTTTGAGAGTGCCACTAGCACTGAAGCCCAAAGAAGTCCATGTGATTCGTGGTACACCGTCCCATGTAGGCCGATCAGGTGATGCGGAAGAAGGAATCGCCAGAGCATTGAAAGGTCAACTGTGGCCTGTCATCAAAGATCCCGACACTGGAACCATGTCCAGCTACAGACGAAGGATCGACGTAGAAGGTGTCAGGATAGATGTGGCTCATCACGGTAGGATGGGACAACGAGCGCACACTGTTCGCGGCTACGCCAATCTTTATGGATTTGATATCTGGGCAGAACGTATGCTTGAAGCGTATCAAGCCATGCTTGTGTCTGAAGATCCGTTATCGGAATTTAACGAAAGGCGTCCTCCAGACATCGCAGTGCGAAGTCATAACCACAGATACATGGACAGTGGCTACGATCACCGTGGTGTTACCAGGGTCGTATCCATGCCTGCGTGGCAGTTCGCTACCGAATATGTCCATAGGATTGCAGCAGAGTCGTTGGCTGACATCGGGATCGTCCTTCTGATCTGTGATAAAGGAAGGATCGAGGTGATGCCCATATTGTTTAACGCAGAAAGATCAAGCGTGTTGACTATATGAAGATGACTGAAGCAGATCTCATCGCTGAACTCCAGGCTGCTATTGAGAATGTAGGATCACCAGACGATGCGTTCACCACAGGTGAATTGGCTGAATTGCTTGGCGTGGGTGATGCCGCGATACGAAAACGACTGAAGCAGTTCAGTAAAACTGGGCGTCTGCTACCAGTAAGAATTATGAGAAAGAGCCTGACCGGAGATCTTCGCAAGGTGTGGGGCTATCGCATTCTGCCCGAGAATGACGATGGAGAAGAATGAATTAGAAGCCGTATTGGATAACGCTGTTGAAGCCTACCTCATATGCAAAAGCAGGAATCGACCGACCGTAAAACTACCTGGCGAATTACACGAAATATATCCAAATCATTTTCACAAGATGGACAACGGATGTACGGTGTGGATAGGAGACAGCGCAGACGATATCATCGAGAACTATCTATCCCAGTTTGGATATAAGCCTGCAAGTCATTTGTGGCATCAGTTAACGTGCATCGTAATTATGAGAGCCAGACGACAAGCAGTGACTACTTCTCCCATTTCAGTTTAAGCTGGTCTAGCTCCGTATCCACTCTAGGGCGATTCTTGCTGTTCCAGTTTCCACCACCGGCTTCCCCCACTAGTTCCCAACCTGTAGCCCTTAATGAGGCACCCCCTTCAGACGGAAGCGTGTAGGTAATAAACTTTGTATAGCCCATTGCCTTACCGGCTCGCATACACGCACCATATAATTTTGAACAAGCGTTTCTGGTGCCGTCTGTACATATTCTGTTGATTTCCAAGGTAAACCCGTCATCAAGTCGTCGCGAAACAGGACGACCGGCCATCCCCACCCCTACGATCTTGTTATTAAGACTGACGGCTATGGAAAACTTTCCACCCCTGGAGGGAGCGTGGTGTCGGTGATATCGCTCAACAAACGCCTTCGCCTCACGTTGAGTGATCGGTACAATCTCTAGTTTAGGTGTTGGCGAATACTTGCCCATACTACGCCTTGGTTATAAAAACCAAATTAAGTCGCTTTGTTCTATTGTAGATACCTACCCGTCCTCCGGCTCAATTATCTCTGCTTCAATGACAATCTCATCCGGATTGGATATTTCTTCTTCGACTTGCTTTAACGCAGAAAGGAAGTCTGACCCGATACTCACTACGTTGACTGTAGCATCCGGCTTGCCGTATTCGCTTCTGTTGTACCTCTCTGCCATCCACCGTCTTTGTTCTGCCTTTAGACGCGCAGCCTGAACCGAACCATCGTCAGCACCATCAACGATCTCGAGTCCTTCTTCGACCAGGCTCGAGCCGATGATCTTCTTGTTGTCCTGCCATCGCTCCCATCGACCGCCGGTTTTATCGCTATGAAGCCATCGATAGAATAGACCAACACTCACAGAGCCGATGTCAGACTCGAGACTCTTCAGCATCCTAGCCACATCCCTGACCTCGAGATAAGTCTCGAATATAGCTTCCTCTCCAAACGTAGAGAGGCTTCTATAGGCGGCTTTTGTTATCTTTCTTCCTGGCACTCCATGCTCCTTTGTTTATGGGCCATGACTTGATTACGCCATCCAACTTCTTGTCGAGATGGTATTGCGTAAGCCTTTCCCCATTAGTATCGAATCTTAACGGATCATTGTCCGGAAGTCCGGTTTCTATAGACAACACTCTTCCAATCTTCTTTTCAATATAGTTAGCCACATTATCAGGAAGGCCAACCCTTAGATCCAATGTCCCTATGAATTCAAGTAACCGATGTGAGTTCACTTGGGCCATAAGTGTTCCTCATCTGGTGTAGCTTCCCTCACCTGTAGCGTCTTATAGCACCATGCAATGGGTATAGTAGTGGTTGGTCCTGACCGATTCTTTGCCACAATGAGGTGTGTGTAAGCTGTGTTGCCGTCACGCCTATATCTACTGTGATCTAGCAGCAATACGATATCAGAACTCGCTTCCAGTATCATACCACCGAACAGCCCCGTCATCCTGGGTGACTGATCGTAGTTGGAGCTGGTCGTCCTATTGAACTGGGACAGACAGAGTATGGTAGCGTCGTTCCTTACGCCCCATGCTCGAAGCTCAGTAACTATCTTTTGCGTGGTCGCATAGATCTCCGACTCAGTGCCGGTCGATACTAACTGTAGGTAGTCGAGTATATAGTATCGTGTACCGGCTTTCTCCAGGCACTCCTCCATATAGGCAATGCAGTCCTCCCAACTCGTAAGGATGTTGTCAGGCACCCATAGCGGCTGAGAGCCTTCCATAGCCTTCCTCGCTTCTCTGAACGCACCATCATGGAAGTTACCTTGCTCGAGTTGTGCAATGCGTGTATCGCTGTGAATGGCATACATTCTGGTCGCGGTCTGGATAGAGGACATTTCGAGATTGATCATGGAGACACCTCCCTCGAGTCCGTACTGTAATGCTGCAGATGCGAATCCGAGTGCGAGTGCAGACTTGCCGTTGCCGGTCGCTCCAGAAATGGTCACAAATATAGGCCCAAACCCTATGCCACCGCCCGACCCCCTACTGATTCTATTCAGAGTTGGGAGATGTGTAGGCACTGCCCTGATCGGTTCATGTGCCTTCTCATGGAAGTGATCGAGGAATTCAGGACTCAGTATATCTTTCACTGACCCACCTTGGCGGTTGCCCATGCAGGAAGGTCAAGCATCTGAACGGTTGGTGGATACGACTCCCAGACATCATCCTCATCACACCGTGCATAAAGCTCCATAAGACTACTTACTTCATGCTTGCCCAGCTCCATGCACTGGTCACTCATCTCATAAATAGCTACCGCATAAGGGGGAGACTTCTCGCAAGCTATGATTATAAACCCCTTTCTCTGATCTTCCGGATGCAGACTATTCCATCCACTGAGGTAGTGGTACGCCTGTCTATGGTATCCAAAATTTACCACCGATTTTGCAAACGATTCGGGTGACGCATCAATGGTAGTCTTGAAGTCTACCAGATAGTTCGAGTACATAGATGATTCTGCAGGGATGCAATCAACCCTAGCCTTGCATTCCACATGGGTTCCTGGGTCAGCCCAGAACAGCGAGTCCTCGATCTTCCCTTCCGACCGCCCTGACCGAATCATCAAGGACGCGGATGGGTTACCAAGAACGGAATCAACCATATCATGAATCTGATCGTAAACGTCAGGCTTCAAGATATCGCTCTTGTTGTAACCGGCATCCACCATGCTCGAGATCTCCTCCTTTGCAGCCTTACGAGTCCAAGGGCCATCAGGCCCAACCACGCACAGGTCAGCGAACACATCAGGCTCTAGGAGGGCAGTATGGACCTGTGTGCCCAATATCATCTGTGGGGTTGGTGCGTCCGGATGATCGATGTAATGCTTCAGGTGTGCCGGTGACCTTAGTAGCCTGGTCATCATGCTGTTCGATAGTCCACCACTGGCGTGGTACTCTTCTGGCGTCATGCGTCTATGCTCCATGTTCTGCTCACACCGTGAGCGGTTGATTTGTGTATCTGCTCAGAGCCTTTTAAGGCCCACCTCTCCCTACGTTCTTGATTCAGGAATAACGATTCAGGCAAGTGCCATGCTCGTTCCTTCATGTGGTGATCAGAAGACCGCACAGCCTTTAGGACGTTCCTGAAGGTGTCCAGGTAATTGTCATCTCCCTTCAATTGCTCCTCGTAAAGAAGCCCCAGGACATTCTTCCTTTTGGCAGTCAGTGTTGGTTGGTTGCCCTTTCCACCAAGCTCCTCGAGGTATACCGACCATAGTTCTTTTATCTGTATTTCATTGTTTACTTTATTTCCAGATGTCTTCCTGTTGTCTTCCTGTTGTCTTCCAGGCTCCCTATGGCTATAGGTCGAAAAGTCTTGGTATGCCTTGTAGTTCTCTATGCGTATCAGACTTCCGAGTTGGGTCTTGCTTAACACCTTAATCCTACCCTCGTCCTCCAGTGCCTTGATCATTCTACTTACTCTCGAGAAGCCCCAACGAACCAGTTTATTGCCGCTGGAATACTGACAGTCCTTACTGATCTTGGAATAGGAACACAGATACTGGGCGTAGCCGACCACCACCTTATCAGTGCCTGTAGTGTAGGTGTAGGTTTCATCCTTCATATAGTTGGCGTTCATTAATAGATATAAAAACAATTTCAGGTGATCCGGATCTCTGCGCCAAAGTGCATTGCGCTGCAGCTTTCTGGCTAATAACACAAAGCCTGACATCAGGTGATATCTGACTGCGTAATAACACCAATCTCGAGTAGCCAATCGAATGCATCCCTGACATCCCTCCATACCAAATACGGAATGACAGGATCGCAGCTATCACAATCAGACTGAAACTGTTTCTGAGAATCTCTCAGTTTGCCCTTGGGAGTCTTCACTTCGACAAAGGCGAAGATGCCCTTGCCAAAAATTATTAAATCTGGGATACCAGGGGTCTGTCTTGTGCCACCACGATCCTTGCGGTAGCCCTGCTCAGTCGAGTAGACCGAGAACCCCATCACATCCCTCAGAAAATTGCGAATCTCCCTAGATATCGCAGACTCCTTCATAGGTCAGGAGTATGCGGATACTGGCTATGTACGGACTTCAATGCACTAACTGTAGCTGAGTTGGCAGAATCGAGATGAGACAGGCACTGGATCAGCGCGTCTTTTGCACCGTTAACCAAGACACTGCCTGGTATCCTTTTTATTCTGTGTTCAGCAGACCGTATGTCGTCCTGTATAGTAGAGATCTCTCTCTTTAGTTCTGGAAAGAGGGATGCTGCAATCTTGTTCAGCTCAGAAGGGGAGTCCATCGGCACCCTTCTCACCGCTGTCGGATGAGGTGTTTCCTGATGGGGCAGGCTTCCAAGTATCGACTTGGATATACAGCTTGCCATTCTGACTGAGCTTAACGTCGCAGTTGATCCAATCGTCTTCCTGCTCATTGAGCCACGGTATTAGCTCATCCTTAATGATGTGCAACTTTGCTCGCACAAAGTCTGGAGCTTTTTCATGGGGATTCTTAATGACTAACCCTTTGGGAAATATTGCATCTTTTGGCATTACGAGTCCTCGTCCTAGAGTTGTGATCTGAGGTATTCCGTTGCATCTAGAATACGGTGGGTGGGTTTGCTCTTATCCTCGAGCAGAGACTTGGCTAAAGACAGTGCATCCGCATCTATGGTGGATGTGGTATCTTCTTCGATCTGTTTAATGAGTTTGAGAAGATCACCGGACGCATCAGAGTAGGCAACTTCAACACTCTTGGCGTCAAGGGTGACCGGCTCACCTTCTCCTGTAATCCACAAGGATATGCCTAGGCCGAATAGACCGGCGGCTTTGACAAACGCACGTTGATATGCATCAGCAGTGTTCCTGGCGTCAGCTTGGATCGCCTCGAACTTGTGGTTCATCACTGCGAGCATAGCGGTTTTCTCAACATCGCGAAGACCGACCGTCACCTTTACTAGACCTGTACCATCCGGAAGTATCTCCAGTGGGTGATCAGTCCGAGTGTAGTGACCGGCATATTTGTCCATGAGGATGTGATGTACAACCGACCAGGGGATGTATAGAGGATTGAAGCCTCGAGTCCCCTTACGCATTGCATATTGCGTTACATCGATTTGAGACAGGTCGCCCCATATCTCTTTGTCCCAGTTCTTAGGAGGCACTGTCGTCCTCCTTCTTTTCCGGCTTGGGGTTGACTGCAGCCTCGACAGACGCATTAAAGATGTCTAACACTCTGACCATATTCTCTAGCTGTATGCGCCCTACCTCTTCAGCTCTGATCAGATCATTCTTTGTTGGATAAGTCACTGGCGTTGACTCCTGTTGGGGATTTTAATTCTGCTATTAACGACTGACACTTCTCGAGCTTCTCCTCGAGCGAGTGGACCTTCTCATCTAGAATTTTTGTTATGTGAGCCAGGTCGCGGATCAGTTTTTGCCTGTCCAGATCATTAGGCCTTTCATCAGGGTCACTCATTGACCGAGTCGTTTTCTAGTATTCTCCAGTTACCTAATAGCCACTCGCACACAACATTTGTGATGTGTCCACCGGCAAGCCACCTGTGGACCGTAGACGGATCTCTGATAAGCCTGGTCTTACTGAACTTGGTAACCCCAAGGCCGCTATCATCGATACGACGACGCAGCTCCTTTCTCGCCCATTCCTGCTGAGACAAAAACCCTCCTGATTGACGTTAATTTGACCATATCTAATCTAGCGTATGCGTGTCTCTGACGACAGTCGCATTGTCCACTATTAGGACTCATCCTCATCTCTGCAGAACTCGCAATCGCAATCAGAGGCAACATGTCGGGATATTGTACTGGAAGCATCGATGATGGCAGCGAACTCCATCAGCGTGAGGCGCAGGGAGTCTCGATTATCATTAACCACCTCGACTACGTTGCCGTCATTATCGTGACCGAACTCTTTTGTGGTGTCTTCGATGCATATCATGTTGTCATCGACAGTGCCAAACAGTGACACGGTGAATTCCACGGTGTAGTGACCGGCAGTCTTTCCTGGATGCTTGCGCTTCGACTGCACAATCACACTTGGATAGATATTCACTTCCGATCCGTCCCTTTCATCTTCTGCAAATTTCATCTGACTTCTCCTTGTGGGTTATAGCCATTCGTAGCTACCGGACTTGCCTCTGTATTTTATCCCAGTGCATCCTGCGTTGGGTTCTCCAAAATTCCACAACGGTCCAAAGGCAGACTCATCGTCATTCGTTGTGGAATATCCTTCATAATACAAATTCCCATCATCATCATACATTTTGAAATGGTAGCCCTGTTTTCTGATTTCTTCCGCACTTAGCGTTGCTGAGCTGGGACCTATCATACCTACCGCCCGACCGTCATCTATGTGGTCTTTACTAATTGTCCATTGGTTTCTCATATCGACAGCCCGAAGTTAGTGAGTTCATGTGCCGCCATAGCACCACCGAGTACGGAGCCGATTGTATTGTTAGTAGAGAAGTCAATCAACAATCCCATGCATCTCTCGCCCATGCCATTAGTCTCATCATTAGAAGCTATGATACCGTAGACCGGATAGATGCCATCGCCATACCCCGACCGACAGGCGACGGCTACCCCATACTCGATACCTGCAAACTTGCCAGTGATGTTGGTTGTCAGGGAATCCTCGAGGAGGATGTTGGTTGTCAGGGAATCCTCGAGGAGTTTGTATACTTCCTGGCTTAACTCTTCTGAGGGTGGGCCATTGTCGTCTATTTGACCGTCTTTGTCTCTATCGCGGATATGATAGCACGGGTCCATTATCGCAATGGTTCCGGAATCAACTCCGACCGTGCCGACCTTTTCAACTCGCATTATTTTGCCCTCCATACGATTGATCGACCGCGCCTGTCAGTTGTGCGCTCGACTAACTCTTTTTTCTCGAGCGGTTTCATCCTGGGGGATATTGACACCATATCTATAGACAACAGTGTGCTTATTTCCCTGGTTGTTAGACCGTCTGGATATCGACCGAGAATCGACAGAACAAACCCTTCAAGCCTGCTGGCATCGACCGTGACCGCAGCGATATGTGATGTATCAGGGTCGGTCCTCCTAGCCATTGCATCGAAATCGGTCATCGTGTTTCCCTCACTTTGAAGTCATCGCTACCGCTGAATAATTGCCTGGGATCACCGCCGCAACCGTCAAGAAGCCTGTAGGTTTCCTCCATAGCTTCCTCTTCATCCCTGGCTTCTACTTCTACTTCACCTTCCCAAGTGTAGACAACCTTAAACTCTCGAAGGTCTGCCATTAGGCACCTACCATGCGCTTGAGTTCTTCTTTAATCCTACGCGCCTCTGGACCTTTCCAGGTGGCAGCATTGCTGAGGAAGTACCTAACGACTGACTTTCCTGAGTCAAATCCGTAGTCGTCATCGACCGAGTTGAGCTGCATCATGGGGATTAGGTAGGCGTTAGCCGAAGCCGGAACCTTGACCCAATCTCTCCGGATTTCCGCAGCGATTTTATACAAGGGTCTGTTTGTTTGGTCTGACATTTTTTTCTCCTATGTTAGGACGGGTAATGTTAATGGTCTTCTATTGTATTCCGTGAAGTTTACCGAGCCTGTACCATGGCTATTGATCACAACGTGAGAGCCACCGATACCGCGACATACTCCGCACTCCTGGCACGTTTTCTTGTAGCCTTTTTCTTCAGACGCTGGACAGTGCATTTCCCACGGTTGACGGGGTTCCGAATCCGGACCGAGAACCCTAAAGCTCCCGACACCGGCAGCCCTAGCGGCTTCTGCGTCGGCTAGACTGTCTGCGCTCACCTGACAGTATTTCAACGCATCACGCAAACGAGCAGAGCCGGACTGATGAGTGTAACCGGTCCAACCATCGAGGGGAGCCGTGAATCGGTCCCAGACGCTCAAGGGTAGTGCAGCAGGGTCACCATATGACCCGAGCCGCCCGAAGCGGTTAGCGACCAAGTCAGGCCACGTTGACCAATCTACTTTAGCATACGATCCACGCTCAAAAGCCCTATAGACCGATAAGGGTGCATGATGCACGACAACATAACAGGAACGCTTGCCGGTTTTCTTCTGTGTATCGTGGCGGCAGCCACCACAGACCGACCGACTTTTTCCGTTTTTGATTGCCTCATGGGGGGGAGTATTCGCAGCTAGAATCCAGGTTTGTAGCATATTGCCGGTTTTTTCGTTACTGGTTTTCTGCGTCAAGCCAGTAACTACGCATATGATCGGATCACCATTAATCCGAGAAGGGCCTTGCCATAAGACCAGGCCGTTAGGGTTAATCACCTAGACCATCCCCACAGTAATCGCAATAAGAGTCCCACCTTTCCAAGGTACCACCGCAACCACCGCAACTTGTCCAGATTAACCCCTCATCCCTTTGAGCTATTTCCAACTCGAGCTTCTGAATCTTTTTGTACATATGGTTCCAAGTCAGCGAATGAGCGACCAGGCCACAGAAGACCGAGTAAAGGCCTATGACTAAGAAGAACTCTGTAGGGGTTACGTTTTCCATGATTAGTGCCTCTGGATACGGTTGATGGTAGCCCTAGCGGCTGCCTTGTCTTGCTTGTCGTGCCATTTCTCAAGTAGGTAGGCACAGACGCAGAAGCTAAAGGCTAGGATCGCCACGAATACCACGAAGGCCAGGTTGTCATATGTTTGCATTTTACTAAACCTTTGAGGGGGCTTGCGCCCCCTCCGAGAGGGATTTTTGAGCTGGGCGGTGATGCATCAGACGCCTCCAAGTCTGATTAGGATCAGAGCGAAAAGGACAAGTAGCAGAATCTGACTTAGGGCTTTACCGATTTGAGCATTGCTCACGACTTTGCCCCCTGTTTAGCCTTGCGCCTTGCCTGACTTCTCTTACTAAATACGTGCTTATTGCAAGGCTTACAGGCTGAGAAATAGGTTCCGACTTTACGCCTGGTAAACTGGTCCACCGAGAGGAACCGGAGACACAGATAGCAAGTGCGCTTAGTCTTGGTATGGTGGAGCTTCGGTTTACTATCGCCTCGCTGCGCTAGGATCTCCGACACACAAGCAGCGCACATATTGTAGTATCTATCCTCGATACCCTGGCTGAAATCGGTTGAGGGCTTATCATGGCCGCACCTGAAGCAGAAGAGCGTAGCCATTGCTACACCTCCTCCGCATCTAGGTTGTCATCATCACACTCGAAGATACCGAGAACGTCAGGAGCCTCGAGCATTTTAGCCCGAACGATAGCTCGAGCATCAGCCTTGTTAGCAGCCTCAACCTCATCTTGATATTCACCTGTAAACGTGTAAGTCACTGTGAAGGTTGCCATGTTGTGTGCCTCCGTGCTAGAAATTAAGGATAGATCTGGAAGATGACGTAGTTTTCTCGAAGCCATCATCAACCGTGTATTCCAGGTATTCGATCCAGGGGGTCTTGTCACCAAAAACCATATGTTCCTTCAAGGCTGCGTTGATCACCGAGTGCAGATAGATCGAGTCCAGAGCATCACAGAACTCATCTATCGAGTCATCATCAGTAGGACATACGTTCCTGGCCGCTTCCGGTATGGCGATTGATATCGTGAGCTTTGCTAGTTGCATTGGGTTGGCCATGTTGCGTGCCTCCGGCAGAGTATTAATTGACATGAAAGAACCTACTACATATCCGTTGCATACGCAAGAGGCAAAAGCAAGAAATGTTAGCAGCCGAGAACATTGATTGAGGAGGAAGGAGAGACTTCCGGAAATGGGGAGGCAGCTCTTTCTACAAAGAGACGGAGGCTATCGTGCGCCTGGGAACCGAACCAAAACCGGTTACAAGTTCGGTAGGGTTTGGAACTGGACCCAACCGAGACAGACTAAGCCTAGCGTGTCCTAATAAGAGGACACCAATTCCAGAAAAAATCGGCTCGCTCGTTCCTCGCTCGCTACTCACTCGTAGCTTTAGCTGGGTCGCTGCTGCTACGCTGCTTGGGGTCCGCTGCCACGCTGTGGTTCTCGCTGCGCTCGCCTACTTGCTCACAAGCTCGCCTCCGCTCGCGTTCGCTAAAGCAACAGCGAACCCCCCCCTCTTACTTGAACAGGGGGCAGGAACTATTTACCCCAACACATACCGACTTGACGTAACAGGAGTCCCAGGTAATTTTGAAATTATCAGGAGATTATATGCATGAACAATTGATTATCGACTTACGGGCAAGATCTAAGTTTCATTCCGGTATTGACTGGAGATTGCTTCGTAGTGCTGCAGATGCATTGGACACTCAATCCTTAACGCCAGAATCTGTAATGGCTTACTTTAACGAGCATGGTATCAAGCTACTTCACTGGCAACAAAAGAAGTTACTGGGTGACGTAGTGGATGTGGGTGTAGAGGGACAAACTGAGGAGCTTACGGTTTGATTAGGCTTGGAAGAGGGGTATGGAAGACCTATGGTATTCCATAAACCGTTGCGTAACAACGAGTTTTTTCTGTACTATTACATGGCCTGGAAGTGGGGCATGGAAAACATCTGGAAATAAAGTAACCAGTTAAATACAGAAAAGATTATATGTGGAGGTCTTATGACTAAACACATAAGCTGTTCAGGTTGTGGTCAAACGCAGGAACCTACGATACTGTGGCTAACGTGCGAATATTGCGGTATAGTCTTGGAGGATCATCCACACTTCAGGAGTGACGATGGCGACTCTGTCCACGAAGCAGAGAAAGAAGTTGCCGGACAGCGCGTTCTGCGGTCCTGGTAGAACTTATCCGGTCCCAGATATTTCTCATGCCAGGAATGCTCTAGCCAGGATAGCTCAGTTTGGTACGGAAGCGGAGCAGGCCAGAGTCAGAAGGTGTGTCGAGAAAAAATTCCCTTCTCTAAAAAAATAACTATGATCGAGATTCATCCGGTAGCAGAGAAGTTTCCGTTGTTGTTTGGTCGTGAGTATGAAGAGCTTGTCGATGACATACGAGATCGTGGTCAACTGCATCCTGTGGTGATCCACGACAATCAACTACTTGATGGACGTAACCGTGTCAGGGCATGTAATGACTTGGGCATTGCGCCGAAGCAAACCGAATGGAGCGCACCCGATGGTGTAACTGCTGGCGAGTGGATTGTCTCGACGAATCTTCAGCGCAGACATCTCACAAGTCAGCAACGTGCTATGCTCGCAGCAGACCCAGATATCTTGGATGTCTTGGAAGCAGAAGCTCGCGAAAGGCAGGGTACGCGAACGGACTTGGGTGACATTGTGCAAACAATTGCACAAGGTTCCAAATCCCGCGACAACGCCGCTAAAACCTTCCAGACGAACCATCAGTATGTGCAGGAAGCGAAGAAGATACGGAAGCGTAAGCCTGAACTCGTAGAACCTGTCATCAATGGAACACTGACGTTGACAGAGGCGAAGAAGGAAGTTGAGAGTGCTGAGTTGGAAGAGGCACTTAAAAAGATAAACGAGGATGATCGCGGTGTGCTGTCCGATTTAATCAATGAAGCGAAAACGAATCACACCCAGAAGCTGGCCATGGCATCACACGTTGTGGCTATGGATCAGCCGGAACGTACTCGCGTAAAGATGCTGGCGCAGTCGAGTGATGAGTATGACCGGGATCTGGCTGGAGCAACAGTGGCGCAATTGCCGCCTCCGATTCCTGCCGATCTTAAAATTGTATTGGCTACTCGGTCGGTAGTTGTGGAGAATAGAAGTAATCTTGCTAAACTGGATCCCAAACACCGCTGGCTACCAGAACTTGATACTATTATCGAAAGTTTCACAAACCTGATGGAGAGTTAATATGTCGGAACAAATGGATTCCTTTTCCAGTGGTTACATTCCAGATGAGGATGTTTTGCGAGCCGATACATTGGATTTTGCAGCGATTGTCGAGGATGTGCAATCAGACGGCGTGGGACATACGAAGGCAGAAGTAAGGAAAGCTATCTGTAGGTCAGTGATGGATTTGAACAAACGCGGTATCTATCCTGAGTGGCAGCAGGGAGGAACGGAAGCGTATGTATCGAATGGCCTGAATCGTGTGTACTCTGCCAAAGACAATCAGGGATGCCTGCTTTATCCTGCTGTTAATGCGAAACATGAAAGAAAAGCTGAAAAATTTATGAACGAAGAAGAATATCAGTATGTCATAGATACATTCTTTGGTAAGGGTGACGAGATGTATATGCAAGGTAGAATATGGGTAGATCGTCAGGCGATACGTTTTCAAAAATGAATAACTAGATGCCGTATCGACTCAGCGGTAAAACGGTTCAAGTCAAGCGAGCGAGTGGTTGGAAGAAGCTCACCACCCATAAAACGGTGCAAGCAGCAAAACGACACCTGAAAGCTCTCCGTGCAAATGTTAAGCACTAAACGAAGGTGGGATGATGGCTAGTTTGTTGGGGCCGATTGCTACAGAAGAAACGCCGGAGGATGATCTGGCGATAGAGATAAGACAAGATCCTAGATACAATGTTGTCAGGGATTTCATTATCCAACGAGAAGGCTGGCAGCCCACGGGCACATGGGATGTAAATGCATACAGGGCCGGTTATGGTAGTGATACAATTACGCTCGAGGATGGTAGGGTTATACCCGTTACCAAGGGAATGTCCGTTACCGAAGAGGATGCTGATCGGGATATAGATAGAAGGCTGACTACCGAGTTTATGCCCAGGGCTAGAAATAGTATCAGTCCTCAAATATATGATAACCTGGATGCGGATACGTTAGCTGTGGTCACCTCGTTAGCCTATAATTTTGGTAGGGTTCCTGAGTCTGTGGTAGAAGCATTCAATACTGGCGATAAATACGCGGTAGCAGATTCAATCGAGGCATTGACGTCAAGTAATCCTGGGTTAAACAAGCGCAGGCAGCTCGAAGCGGATACGGTTAGAAACTCTGTATTCATGTCTACAGAGTCAGAACCCGAAGAGGAATGGGAGGGTGTGCCTCATATTCTTACGCCAGGTATGCGTCGTACCAGGCGAAGGAGAGCATCGAGATCCTTACTGGGTGACAGGATAGATCCATTCGAGACACCAGGTGTTGCTGGCTTACTTGGTTCAGAAGAAGGGCAGATACCACTCAGGAGTAATGCGGCTTTGTCGCAAGCTCCCGTAAGGTATAGGTTGAGCAATAGAACTGTTCAGGTTAGTGATGGCGATAGCTGGAGGGATATAGAAACCCATGATACGGTTGAGGCTGCTATGCAGCATCTATATGCCCTTAGATCAGAATCAAGAAAGGAGGGGGTGGTTCCAACAGAATCACCTCCCTTGCTTGAAGGGGATACATTGACCTGGGAACAGGCAGAAGAGAATCTCAGAAATAAACAATTGGGACGGCAAAGGCGTGAACAAGAGTTAATCATGGGTGGTGTTAACAAGATCCGTGGGCTTCTAGGTGGGGGCAGACGCGAAGCTGAACTCAGGAGACAAAGGCAATCCAGGGGATATTAGTCATATATGAGGAATCTCGATGAACAGGTAGAAGAGTACGGTCTTGATAATGCGATCAGGATGGAACCGGCAGAAATGTACGATAGCTGTGTTGTCGGTATTCTTGAGCGATTTGGTCAGCCGTCCGTACTTCTTTATGATAAATCGAAAGTACTGGAGAAGTTGATGGACGATGGTGCCGATTATGGAGAGGCACTTGAGTATTATGAGTACAATCAACTTGGTGGCTGGTTTGGGGATGGGACTCCTGGCTTTCTTGTGGAACTTCCAGAATAAATGGGTTTTGCCAAATCAATAAAAAGGTTTCGTAAAGATCCTACCCTGTTTGTACAAACAATCCTTAATGCAGAACCTGATGAGTGGCAGTCAAAGGTCATGCAGGCGGTTGCTGATGGTGATCGGGGTGTCTCGATAAGATCCGGTCACGGTGTAGGTAAAACGAGTTGTTTGTCATGGCTCGCTTTATGGTGGATCACAGTACACTACAACGCTAAAGTAGTTATAACTGCACCAACATCCGCACAGCTACACGATGCATTATTGCCGGAAGCTAAGTCCTGGCTGAAGCAGGCACCTGAAGGCTTCCGAGAAATGTTTATTGTACGTGCAGATAGGATAGAATTGGCTGAAGATTCTGAAAGAAACTTTATTTCAGCAAGAACATCCAGAGCCGAACAGCCCGACGCTTTGCAGGGAGTTCACGCAGATCATGTCCTGCTTATTTGTGACGAAGCTAGTGGTGTACCAGAACAGGTATATGAAGCTGCCGGTGGGTCCATGTCTGCACACCATGCATCTATGGTATTAGCAGGCAACCCTGTACGAAGCTCTGGATATTTTTATGATACATTCCATAAACTGGAAGATAGATGGAATACATTTCATGTGTCGTGTGAAACAACGTCACGGGTATCGAACGAGTATATTGAAGAATGCAAACTCCGCTATGGACCGGAGTCTAATACATACCGTGTGCGTGTTCTTGGTGAATTTCCTAAAGGGGATGATGACACGGTCATAAGCATGGAATTGGCAGAAGGTGCCATTACACGCGATGTGTTTCCAACAACATTTGGTACTGTAGTCTGGGGTATCGATGTCGCTAGATTCGGTTCTGACGCATCCGCTCTATGCAAGAGAAAGGGAAATTCTGTCACAGAGTCTGTTAGGCTATGGCGTGGTCTTGATACAATGCAGTTTACGGGTGCTATCAAGGCTGAATATGATAGTGCCGAAGAGAAGCCAAAGGAAATATTTGTTGATGCTATCGGGCTTGGCGCAGGGGTAGCTGACAGGCTTAGAGAATTGGGACTCCCAGCTTATGCGATAAATGTCAGCGAGAGTCCTTCACTTGGCGATACATACCTGAACCTGAGGGCTGAATTGTGGTATAAGGCCAGAGGATGGCTTGAAGGTCGGGATGTGCGGTTACCCAAAGATGCCAGGTTAAAATCAGAACTTACCACATTGCGGTATACATATACGTCTACAGGTAAACTCAAGATAGAATCTAAGGCAGAGCTGAAGAAAAGAGGGGTAGAAAGTCCAGATGCTGCAGATGCATTTGTATTGACGTTTGCGTCCGATGCTGGTACTGCTATAGGAGGAAGATCCAACAGACGTTCGGGTAAGTTGAAAAGAGATCTTGCAGGGATAGTCTAGGGGGTTCGGCTGCTAACTGGCGTATCAGCCCAACTTAAACAAACAAAGGTGTCTTCTCCGCAATAGGGTGTTGCCCCTAGACATCTTGTCATCAAAGAATGAGAATGTCGTTACATATCTTTAGCAGCGTGGTTGAATTTGGCATATATAGACGAGGCTGAAACCGAAGCTGGTATCGGGATGACGGAGGAGGAACTGCAAACCGCAGTTCGTGCCTATATCACAGACGCGATCCAGTACATAGACGATGACATCAGCCCGATCAGGGCAGAGTCAACCAAGTATTACAAAGGCGATCCATTCGGCAACGAAGTAGACGGCAGGAGTCAGGTTGTCAGCCGTGATGTTCGTGATTCCGTGCAGGCCGTACTCCCTTCGATGATGCGTGTGTTCTTTGGATCTGAGAAGGTTGTAGAGTTTGTGCCACGTTCCGGCGAAGATATCGCGATGGCTGAACAGGCCACGGATTATCTGAACTACATCATACAGCAGGATAACGACGCCGTAACCTTGTTCTACAGCGTGTTCAAGGACGCACTGATGAATAAAGGCGGTTTCGTTAAATGGTGGTGGGACGATTCTATAGAGGTACATACGCATACGTTTGAAAATCTAGACGAAGGTGCGCTAGGTCTACTGCTACAGGAGGATGGAGTAGAAGCCGTATCAGTGGAAGCTCGTCCAGCTCCGGGCATCGATGAACAACAGGCTGCGATGATGCAGGCCCAGGGTATGCCAGTACCGCAGATATACGATGTTGAGATTAAACGTCACCACAAACGCAATAAAGTCAAAATAGAAACAATGCCGCCGGAAGAGTTCCTAGTGGATGCAGCAGCCACAAGTCTCGATGACGCTATGGTTGTAGGCCACAGAACGATGGCTACGGTGTCATCACTGGTTGCCTTGGGATACGATAGGAAACTGCTAGAAGAGCATTTGTCGGATGAAGTTGCCTTTACTGGTACGGATGAATATTGGGCACGATACAATGATCGCACATCCAACAGTCCTTTGTCAGCTTATGAACGCAGGCGTGTACTGTACGTCGAAGCATGGTGCTATGTCGATTACGACGGTGACGGTATAGCGGAACTCAGGCGTGTATGCACGATTGGCGATGGCTACAAGGTTGTGAACAACGAGCCTGCCGATGAGATACCGTTTGCTATGTTCGCTTGCGACCCAGAGCCTCATGTGTTCTTTGGGTCTGACTTGGCCGACCTGACAAAAGATATTCAGAGAATCAAGTCAGCCGTACTGCGTGGTATGCTGGACAGCTTGAGTTTCGCGTTATATCCAAGAACGGGTGTAGTCGAAGGTATGGTGGACATTGATGATGTCCTGAATCCAGAAGTTGGTTCAATCATCAGGATGCGCCAGCCTGGTATGGTACAGCAATTGGATGTGCCGTTCCTGGGTAAGGAAGCGTTTCCTATGGTCGCCTATCTGGATGACATGAAGGAATCTCGAACCGGCCAGACGGCTGCGTCACAGGGCTTAGATCCAGATGTACTTCAATCCACAACCAGGGCTGCTGTAACCGCTACGATTCGTGGTGCTGAACAGCATCTGGAAATGATGGCTAGACTGTTTGCAGAAGATGGATTCAAACGTCTGTTCAAGGGATTGCTAAGACTCATCATCACGCACCAGGACCGTGAGCGCGTAGTTCGCCTGCGTAACGAATGGGTGCCAGTAGATCCACGGGTATGGGATTCTTCTATGGATTGTACGGTGAATGTGGGTCTAGGCTCCGGTATGACTGACGAACGGCTGGCTGTACTGAATCAGGTTGTAGTCAGGCAGACGGAAGCGTTGGAGAAACTTGGGCCGGATAATCCTCTTGTCGGTTTAGGCAATATCAGAAACACGTTAGCCAAGATGCTGGAGATCAGTGGCTACAAGGACACAGATCAATTCTTCAAACCTCTACCGATTGATTGGCAGCCACCGCCACCTGAACCGCCGCCGCCAAATCCAGAAGAGTTGCTCGCACAAGCACAGATGGCAGATATCCAAGCTCGCACGGCAATCGATCAACAGAAGTTGGAGGTTGATGTAATGAAGGCGCGACAGCTCGATGAGCGAGAGAGTGTGCGTATTGCTGGCGATATCGCTATACGGGAATTTCAGGCTGAAGAGAAATTTGATAATGAAGTAGACCTTGAAATTTTGAAGAAGAGATTAGAAGATGAGTGAGTTGACTCGCGAACAGAAGGGACTGCGAGCTGATGAGATATTAAAAGATCCTGTGTTCACCGAAGTTATCGAAGCCGCAAGAGTCAGCATCGTTACACAATGGCATCTGACGGATCTGAACGAGGTGAACACCAGGGAGAATCTTTATATGCAGGGTCGTGGCCTCGATGAAGTCGTTCGTGGTCTTAGGACATTGGTCGCGGATTTGGCAGTAGAAAAGAAAAATAAATCTAAGAAACGGAGAAAATAGTGAGCGAAACAACAGTCACCAACCCATCAGGGAGTGACCGTAAACGGCGCACTATGGACGAGATTTCAAGCTCGTTCAATGAAATGCTTGTCGGAGAACCAGGGGAGCAACCCGAGCCGGTTGAGGCAGAGGACTCCCTAGAGGAGCATGAGGTAGAATCCGAATTATCCGACAGTTTGGATGAAGTGGATGAGTTCGCAGACGAGGAAGCTGGCGAAGAGCAATCCGAAGGCGAAGGTGCAACCTACCGTGTACTCGTAGACGGCAAAGAGATGCAAGTTCCGCTGGACGAACTCTTATCGGGCTACCAAAGGGGATCTTCATTCACACAAAAGAGTCAGGCGTTGGCAGATGAGCGCAATGCGTTCGCTGAACAGCAAACGGCTCTGGGGCAGGAGCGTCAGACGTATGCGTCTGTGCTTCAGCAGCTCCGGCAACAGATGGAAGCTGCCGCACAACCGAACATTGATTGGGATACGCTAGAGCGACAAGACCCCGTTCAATGGCTAAAGCTCAAGCAGATGGAGCGAGATCGGGAGGGGCAGATTCAAGCC